GACTTCTCCCGTGAAACCAAAGACCTGATCAATGGAAATCCGGACAAGCTCGCAGTCAGGCTTCGGCAAGATGTTAGGCGTGTCGCCAACTTCCTCACGACGAAAGGCGGCGGCCTCAAAGCAGTCGGTCTCCGTGGGACCATCACTGGGCGCGGTGCTGACGTTCTCATCATCGACGACTACATCAAGGAGCCTAAGGAGGCGCTTTCTTACGACTATCTGGAGGGTATCAAGACTTGGTACACAACTGTCGCCCGTACCCGTCTTGAGCCTGGTGCTGTGGTCATCATCGTGGCAACTCGGTGGGTTACTGGTGATCTGCATGGCCACATCGAGCGTCTCGAAGCACGTCGCCCTCGCCCATATTACAAGATCATCAAGATACCGGCGTTGGCTATTCACACTGAGGACCCGAAGACAGGCCGCACGATTCCAGACTTCCTTGGCAGGATGGAAGGGGAACCGCTCTTCCCAGAACGGTACACCGCCGAAGCCCTAGAGGACATTCGCTACGAACTGCAGAACCGGTGGTTCGAGGCCATGTTCCAGCAGAACCCCCTTGCCGATGATAGCGCAATCACCAACCCTGCGAACATACAGGACATCTCGGAGGAAGATTTCGCCGCTCTCCTCACCCGAACTGAGGAGCAAACCGGCCGGATCACCTGGATCCGCAGCTGGGATTTGGCCTCAACCAAGGACGGTGGCGACTTCACCGTGGGCCCCTTACTGGCCTGGGACAAGATGGATAAGCGCCTTTACATCGTCCAGATGCCCAGAGGGCAGTGGAGCGCTGGCAGGGTGGAGACCCAATTCAAGTACTATGACGAGGCGGACGACCCTGCGATCCCCTGGATTATCGAGCAGGAACCCGGCTCCCAAGGCGAATATGCGGTCGAACATTTCCGCAAATTGGCGCCAAAACGGCGCATAATGGAGATGAAATCTGCGTCGAGCGGCAAGAAACTGCTCAAAGCGGAGCCATTTCTGGCCGAAACCGAGCGACACGGCGTGTATATGCTGAAAGGGCCATGGAATCGCGCATTTCTGGACGAATTCGGCGGTTTCCCAGAGGGGATGAACGACGACCAGATCGACGCAATTGCCAATGGGTACAACCAGTTGGCAGGCAAAAAGCCCCTCCGAGCGGTGTGGGGCCGCAGCAAGGACGTCGCAGAGGCCAAGGCAAAACTGGAGAAAGGTGGGGGTACCATCTCAGGACCATCGCGTGCAACCTGGGGTCGGAACCTTCCACAGACCGTAAATACGCGTGAAGGGACCACAATGAGGGTCCGCAGAGCCATGTTTTCTCTAGGCAGGTGACACATGAGCGACACGATCGACCGGCTTCCTAGGGTTGCCCGCAATCGAATCCCTGGTGCCCCTACAGGTAAGGGAGGGCTGCGCGCAAACGAGTTCGACCCGTTCTTCATGTTCAACCGCCTCTGGGGATTCTTCTGGGGGAAGCGGGACTACTACAAGGTGTTCGGGTGGGACCCAGTCATCACCCCGCAGATGATCTACAGGATGTACCAACGTGGCGGGATCGCCAAGCGGATCATCGAGGCGTACCCCAAAGAGACCTGGTCAGAACCTCCAGAGCTGCCGACGGTATCGGCGAAGTTCGACAAGACTTGGGCTGCCATCGTGTTGGCTCTGGACCTCTGGTCGGAGTTCTACAAGTGGGATAAGCTCTCAAGGATGGGCCGGTACGGGGTGCTCCTCGTGGGCAACGGGGATGCCAACCTTGAGACTGAGATGACCACTATGCCTGCTACGGGCCCGGTGTACATCCAGCCATACTCGGAGATGTCGGCACAGATCACCCAGTGGCAGACAGACGCCCAGGATCCCAGATTTGGGCAGCCGCTGCAGTACACCATATACCCCGACCTCTTAGAGGCGCAGACACGTCCTCCGATGATGACGTCATGGGGGTTCCCAACGCGCCGCAGCTTCAAGTGCCATGCCTCTCGCATACTCCATGCAGCCCAGGGTCCGTTAGAGGACAACATCTTCGGCACTCCGATGTTCGTCCCTATCTGGAACTACCTGACTGACCTCCAGAAGGTGGTTGGGGGTTCGGCCGAGAGCTACTGGCTGACTGCGAACCGTGGGCTGCAGCTTGACATAGACAAGGATATGTCCCTGGACCCAGAGGAAGAAGCCTCTCTGGACCAGGAGGTGGAGGAGTACGGGGATCAGCAACGTCGTGTGCTCCGCACTCGAGGGATCACGGCCAAAGATCTTGGGGCCAAAGTCGCAGACCCTCGTGGCCCATATTCGGTGATCCTCCAGTTGCTATCAGGGTCAACCGGCATCCCTACCAGAATCATGATTGGGTCGGAAGCCGGTCACCTCGCCTCAACGCAAGATAAGTCTGCATGGTCCCAAGAGGTTGAGGCATATCGTGCCCTTACCGCTGGCCCTAAGTTCCTCATCCCGTTCATCCAGCTGTTGGTGAAGTGCAAGGTACTCCCGGATCCCAAGGACAAGTTGGAACCTCTGTGGCCAGATGCATATCGCGCCTCGCCTCTGGAACGTGCGCAGACGGTGAATCAGTTGTCCACGGGGATCATGAACATTGCACTGGCCATGTCCAAGATCGAGAACCTGCTGAGCATCGAGGAAGCCCGGCGCATTATTGGGACCCCCTCCGACAACAAGATCTTCGAAGCCCAATCTGAGGATGTTCCCACTTCGGGTACCAAGGCGAAGCTGCAGCCACCTCCTGCAATTCCTGGTGGGGGTGGGGCAGGTAAAGGTACTACTCCCGGCGCGGGTAACGAGGCGACTCCTGGATCGTCCGATTCCTCGGGTGCTGCTGGTCCAGGGTCATCTACCACTTCACCTGCTTCAGGCTCCGGCGCGTAACGGCGTAACGTCGTAAATTCGGAAGGCAATCCCCTCTCGCGGCCAGCCCGAGGGAGCTCACTGGTGAGTTCGCGCCCCGTTTACCGGGATTTTACCCCTCCTCTCCCTGGTTACTGAGGGGAAAATTCTGCACGAACCAGAAATATTGGTTGACCCAAATATCAGGTCTTGATGTCCTCGCTATTGGGCTATATAATACTCTTGACTAGGAAGACCAGAGCGCGACGCGAGGCGAGGTTGCCACGGCCGGCAGATCTTTCCGAGTACAACATCTTCCTTTCCTTCCAGGCTGGTAAGGATTGGTATGACGAAGCCATCCGCTTCGTCGATACCGACACACAAGGGGTGCAGACCGACAGCGATTGGTCCTCGTACGCCGGCGTGAATGTGTACTTCATCCCGTCAGGGTTAGAGGTCCCTCCGATAGGCGTGAACCCTCTAGTCTATCCGACTCCTCCCTCAGCGCCCTTGGTCAAGTTCAGCACGCTGAATACTCCGCCAGAGATAGCGTGGAACAACCCTGCGCAGCCGAATCCTGGCGGGATGACCTACTTCATGCTGGCGTGCCCTGCTGCCCAAAATGCTCTTGGGGAGGGTAATTGGGACTTCACCGCGTACCTAGTAGACTCCGCGGGCGCTGAAACAGCCGTCCTGATGGGTGTTGCCGAAGGGCTTCCCGTAGCAGGGTCGGGGCTCTCCTCATGACGATCACCGTCGGGATCAAGGTTGTTCGCTCTCCTGGTGGTCCCCCTGGGCCAACTGGCAGTAACTCAGGCCAGGACTTAGGGTGGATCCTGACACAGGTGCTGATGCCTGGCGAAGTTTTGGACTCGCCTCCGTTAGAGCGCGGGGCCACCTTCACTCAGGCGATGTTCCATTCCCGCTCGAAGTTTGCAGTGGCGCAGAACCTTACGGTCCACCACCTGCGCGCTGGCGCGGTAGTAGACACCACTGTGGTTCCTGTGGGTGCCAATCTGGCAGATGTGCTATTTGCACTCCCTAGCGCTCTAGTGACAGCCGCTCAGGACATTGTGCAGCTGGTGTTGCCGTCCCCTGCGGATGCGCAGTGCCACGACATGACCTTCTCGTTGGGGAGCATGCCGTGAGTGGCCCCAGCCCCTCAACACCCAACTTCGGTGCGAACGCAGGTACGACAGTCGTCGACGCAGGGCGGGTTTCGAGCATTGCGCGTACAGTCGACGGTCACTTCGAAGCCCACTGCGACCTAGAGGTGTCCAGAGCTTGTCCCCAATGCGGAGAGCCCAACCCCCGCACGAGCGACGATGGTGAAGTGTACTGCTGTCGGTGCCTCTCACTCTTGCCGCCGGTGGAGAAGTACCCACGTGTCGAAGACGTGCGCTTCAAGCCTCCGAAGATACCACTATTGGCGGCGGTCTTCTTGTGGGGCGCCCGCAAGCTACGTGCAATAGCAGGAGAACTCTGATGCAAGTCAATTACAAGGTTCACTCGGTCGGTCAGACCAAGACTCCGGTCAAGGTGAAGTACAACGACAACGACGTCGAGGCGTTGATCCCCAGCGTCGAGGTGGAACTCACCTCCGATGCCGGCTTCACGCACACCTTCCGCTTCACCGATCCTGCCGATGTCGCTGAGGTGTCGGCGTGGGTGCCCGATCAGGAGGTGACCGTCCAGGTGACCGCTGGCGCTGCACCTCCCCCGCCCGCCAAGGAAGCGCCGGCAGCCCCTGCGGCAGCCCCTGCGGCGGCTCCCGCTCCGGCAGCGGCGTAGGCTCTACCTTCCCTCTAGTTCCATAGGAGACAAGGATGTCGGTACAAGGTATTGCAGTGGGCGGGGCTGGCGTCTCGCTAGGCTCTGAACTCCCAGGGAAGCTCAAGGAGCTGGCGAAGAAGGGGCTGATCTCCCTCGCCACGGCGTTCACCAACATCGGTGCGTCGGTCGTCACCAACCGCATGATCCAAGCAGGCACCGCGCCGAAGTTCTTGGGTTGGGGCACCGGTGTTACTCCGGCCGCGGTCACCGACGTCGCCCTGCAGACCGAGAACGCTCCCACGGTCGGCGGTGGTCGTACGGTGGGTGCCGAGAGCCGAGTGACCACTTCCGTGACCAACGACACCTACCAGGTCACCGGGACGATCACGGCAACCTTGGCGGGGCCCACGGCGCAGACCGAAGCTGGCACATTCGACGCGGCAACCGCCGGGAACATGCTGCTGCACTCGGTCTTCTCAGCCCTCAACCTGAACGCCGGCGACTCACTGACGCCGACCTTCGGGCTGAAGTTCGTTCCTGGGGTGACCTGATGGAATGGACGGCTCACTGTGGCTGCGTGTGCGCTATTCGCCCTGACGATGGTCAGC